GTTCCGCGATGTGCTTTTCATCACGCGGCACACGCTTGATGAACAACTGAAGGTGCGGCGGGAGCCGGGGGTCGTAGGATGCGAAGTCGCACCACGCCGCAGCCGTACACGCCATCTGCCATTGCATTTGAATGATGTACTTACCCGGCACGGTGTCGGTAAGGATGTATTCCAGATGGGTTGCGGTCGCAGGACACTTGAACTCGACCAAGCCCTCGCCAGACCCGCCAATGCGCCCGTCAGGGGACGCGCCCGAGCCCGCGATGATGGCGTGGTCGATGAACCCGACTTCCTCGACCAGTTCGCCTGTCTTGGCAGAGTACGCAGCGCGGGCGTTTGGCTCCTGCTCCGTCCCCCACTCCATCGCGGCGTTAGTAAACGAGGACGCCTTTTGCCCCGTCAGCCGTTCCACAACGAGGTCAGCCATGTAGTTAGCGCGTGAGGCTGCAGGGCCGCTTTTCGTCTTAGCAACCACATCAGCCACGCGGGAGGCCGTGACCTTGCCAAGCCGTGCGGCAAACCATTCGTCGGTGCGCTGTTCCATCAAGTCAACTCCTTCTTGCGGGCGGTGAATGCGTCCATGTGAACGGCGCGGATAGCGGGGTCAAGCGACTTGAATAGGGCGACAAGCGCCGCCGAGTCACCTACCGCCGAAATCTGCGTTAACACCTCGGGGTTAGGCTCAACCTTCTCCGATTCGGGCAAGTCCTCGCCCGCGTAGATGTAAAGGCCAAGCCCGTGCATCGCAATCGCTTTGGCAAGGCAACGCATGATAGCGGTATTGATCGCGAAAGCATCGGGGTTGACGATGGCGCGGTTGCGGTTGTCCATCACCGGCAAAACGCAAGTCTTGGTGTTGCCCTTCACCTCGACCGATACCTTGACCATCGCGGTGCCGTCCGGCAAAAACATGGCAGGGCGGTCGGCCCACTCGTGCGCGTTCCACCACGCGCCGGGGTCAATCTTCAGCACCTCGGCCCACGCCCACGCCCACGACAGATAAGACAGGTTGCCCTTCTTTTCGATGTGGTCGTTTACGTTGATTTTCAGCAGTTCGCTCATTTGAACATCCTCTTTGCCTTTTCGTTCATTTCGCGCAGTTCCGCAAGCAACCTGCGGTGCCGGTCGATATCGGCCTGCGTCCACTTCAGGAACACCAGTTCTTCGTAGTACCGGCGCTCCTCGTTTTCCTGTTGTTGCCGCCCATCATCCACGTTGCACCTCCTCGACCGTGCAGCCGCCATCGCCGCAAGGGACAAGCGCGGCGGCAATCAGCACAAGCGCCACAATCAGCCCAAGCAGGATAGCGGCTCGGGTCGCCTCGTCGCGGCTCATCGCGCCACCCGCTGCGCGTCCGCGATGTAACCCGCAGCGCGGCGAAACGACACAGACGCCTGCCGCGCCTCGCCAACCCACGTCCCCATCCATTCGGAGGCATCAGCCAATGCTCGGGCAGCGTCCGAATCGACGTGCATCGCGTAGCGGTACAGGGCATCCATGTTTGCTTGGTCGCGGGAAACTATCGCCCGGTCAAACGCCGCGCCCAAGTCGCAAGCCTCGGCAAGCGGGCGCAGCGTCTCAAACTGCGCCCACAGGTCAGACCCGCGATGGTTGAGCGTCACGGGGTCAACGCGCAGGGCGAGGAAGGCGAGTTTCATCGCGGCGAGTTCCTGTTGCGCGGCCTGCAGGTTGGCGTTTTCGGCCAGCAGGTCAGCCATTGATCGGTACGTCATGGTAGTCCTCCTTACGGGATGTAAAGTGATTCGCGGTAATCGCGCTCGGCTTCGTAGCGTTCCTGCGCTTTCCACTCGCGGTTTACCGTGTCGGCGTGTTTCTCAAACTCGTCAGCAAGCCCGTCATCCCACACGGCGACGGGCGACGGCAGGTTGTGCCATGTGCCATCGTCGAGGGCGATAGCGACGATGTGCGGGTCGTGGCACTCGCCGTGCGATACACCGGCCTCGACGAGGCAGGTCAAGCCGTCAGCGAAGTCGTATTCAAGGGTGTAGGTGGACATATCTGTTGCTCCTGTTTGGCTAGTGTTACGGGCGGGGGCGAATCATCGCCATCGCGTCGCGCACATCTTCCGCGCTGCCGACGCCTTTGCTGACGGTTTCGTAATGCTCAAACCAGTAGCCGTCGATGAGGTGAATGAACACGCGCCCATCGTCCATGCCTGCGCCTTCGATCTCGTCGACGCGGAAATCGCAAGCGGCCTTCGTGAGCGTGCGCATTGCGCGGAACCCGTTAGCGTCTGTGATTTTGCGGTGCATATCTGTTGCTCCTGAAAAGGCGGGGTGGTAGTCCCCCGCCGGGGTGGGTTACAGGCTGTTGAGCAGTTGACGAGCCGCAGCGATGTGCGGCGGGTCATCAACTCGCAGTCCGAGGTCTTTGCTGCGCTGATCGTGGCCTGCCACGCAAGCCAACAGCGCAAGCCGAAGCGCGGGGGCAGAATTGGCAAGCCGATACTCGGCTTCGATTTCTCGCGGGTTGGCGGCGAGAAGGATGTCGAGGACGTCGATGCGGCCTGTGATAACGATGTGCTGGTACATTTTTGTTGCTCCTATCTGTGGAGCCAGCACCGTGCTGGCATGGGGTCATCTTACCCAAGTCTTTACCCGTTGCAAGCGTTTTCTTTACCTATCGCATCCGAAACGGAATGATTGCCTTTTACCCCTGCCGGGGGTAAAGTCCGGGGGTTTACCTTACGGAGTACCTATGGATATCAAGCCTTTTTTCGACCTGTTGGGCAAGCAGAGCCGCGTGGCACGGGCGTTCGGCGTTACGGATGCCGCTGTCTTGAAGTGGAAGCGTGACGGGCGCATCCCGGCGCACCGTGTCGAGCGCGGAGCGGCGATTCTGGCGGCTGCTGCGCTGCCCGAGGGGTGCAGTCTGACCCCGCCTGAAGCCGCTGTAGAAGCCTCTGGCGCGATCCCGGCGACTGTTGTAGAGTGACCTCCACGGGGCGGCTCTGTCCGCGCTGACGCTCCATCCTCCCGCCAGCGGTGGCAAGACCACCCGGAGCCGCCCCACCTCCCCCCCAGAAACGACAAAGCCCCACCGGGGAAGGATGGGGCCTTGACGCCGAGGACTGGCCTCGGATACGCTATCAATGCAAATTGAGCGTGATGCAGACTTTACTGGGCTGTTCTAGTCCTGTCAAGCACCCCACCACGCCGAATGCTCGGTGTTAGGAAAACTCCTTTAGGCCCGTTGGGGAAGAACGCGGGGCCGCACTTAAATCCGTACAGAGGCCGCCAGTTTACGGACACGCAGCGTATCGTCGGGAAGCGTGAATGGCAGCGGATGGGACGAACATCTGCCAAAAGTAGCCGACAGCGGATGGCTCCGTCAGTCATCTTTCCGCACGATTCGCTGTAGGCGGATTCCGTCTACACCGTGCGGACTCACCATCAGTCATCAGGGTTTAAGACACTAGACAATCCTGAAATCTAGGGTAAAGTCATGGTTCAGGAGGACACCATGAACGAACTTGACGAGCAGGCATGGGAACGGTGGGTAGCCTTTCGCAAGGTGATACGCAAGCCCATCAAGCCGATAAGCGAACACGCCGCAAAACTGAAACTGGCGCGATTTGGCGATGACCAAGCAGCAGTTGTAGACCAGTCGATTGCGAACGGGTGGCAGGGCTTGTTTGAGATCAAAAAGGCCGCGCCGCGACCGGGCGAGAGGGTCGAGAAAACCGACAAGCAGAAAGCCGCCGATGTTGCCCGCCACGCTGAACAAGACGAGTGGGCTGCAAAGGCATGGGGTAAGCAGGAACCGACACCCATCAACCGGCTCAAGTTGTGCGATGCCTACCTTGCGCGACTAACTTTCTCGGATGACAAAGACGCGATAGAGCGGTTACGCGATGCTGCGGCGGCTGCGCTGCGGATCGCGGATGCCATCGAAGTGCTGAACGACCCGCATCTGGTGGGGATGGTGCGGCAGTTGTTCGGGGAGCGTGGCTTGGGGAGGCTTCGGAACCGATGAACCGCATAGACTTTGGCGACTGCCGCGAGACCATGCGGCGATGGGCAGCGGAGGGCGTGAAGGTGCAGACCTGCGTGACCTCGCCGCCGTACTTTGGGCTGCGCGACTACGGCCACGAAGGGCAGATAGGTTTGGAGCCTACGCCTGAAGCGTATATCGCCGCGATGGTGGAAGTGTTCCGTTGTGTGCGCGATGTGTTGGCCGACGATGGGACGCTGTGGCTGAATCTTGGGGATAGTTATGCGAGAAGCGCAGGGCCGGAAGAAAGCAAATTAGCAACTACGCACACCATTGGCGTTGGCTATAAGCGAGTGGCTGAAAACGGCGGTGCGCCGCAAAAAGAAAATAGACCCCCTCCGGGCCTTAAGCCTAAAGACCTCATTGGCATCCCGTGGATGCTGGCCTTTGCCCTTCGCGCTGACGGCTGGTATTTGCGCCAAGACATCATCTGGCACAAGCCGAACCCGATGCCGGAGTCGGTGCGCGACCGCTGCACAAAGGCGCATGAATACATCTTCCTGCTGTCAAAGTCAGCGCGGTATTACTTCGACAGCCATGCGATCGCCGAGCCTGCTCAATACTTCGGCAAAGACAATCGCAGCGGCAAAGGGAACATCCGATACGAGGGCAAGCGAACCGAAGGCGATGCAAAAGCAAACGGGCAGCAGTCGTTCGTGACCATTAACGAAACTCGCAACAAGCGCAGCGTGTGGACGGTCACGACCAAACCTTACAAGGGCGCACACTTCGCCACCTTCCCGCCTGACCTGATAACGCCGTGCATCCTCGCCGGATCAAAGCAAGGCGATGTTGTCCTCGACCCGTTCATGGGCAGCGGAACTACGGCGCAGGTAGCGGTGCAGCACGGGCGGCAGTATCTCGGGTGTGAGTTGAACCCGGTTTACGAGGCCATGCAGCAAGAACGACTGACCGGCGCACAGGTGAACTTGTTATGACGCACAGCGCGGAGGCTAAATGAAAATCCGAGGCCGGTACTACAGTCCCACGTTAACCGAAGCACAGTATCGTGAGGCGTTAGCAATCGCCGCTCGACAACGCGCCATTCCAACTAACAAGGAACTGTGCCGGAAGCACGATGTACCGCTGTGGTGGACTGTGCATCAAGCCGGATACCGCGCTGCGGCTAAACACAAGGCGTTTTGGGCAGACTACAGCGCCGCACGGATAGCGCGTAAAGAATGGCTCGGGCTGCTAGAGCAACGCGCAAAGGCGTGGAACGTCAAGGCGCACATCATTTCCAAAGCGATATCGCACGGCA